TAGATCCCTCACTATAAGGACACTTTAGAGGGCCAGCTATTACCACTCTGGTTTGGGTTGTTTACTCTGGGCTTCCTCAACTTTAGAATAATAGTTATCAACAGCACCTTCTAATGTTTCAAAGACACTATCAACATCTTTCTGAAATTGATCCTCTTCATTGTATTCATCATTACCTTGAATTGCACCTTCTAAAATGTAAAGAATAGTTGCAATTTGTCCTTCAGTTAGTGTAACATCATAAGGACGATTGAGATCTTCTGCTATACTTGGTTTGAAAGGTTTCATAGTCATTGTGTTAATTAACCTCCGTAGTTTCATTAGTTACGTTATCAACTAACTCATCATATAATTCTGCATCAAATAAACTTTCTATCCTCTCTTTGATCTCACTATCTGTTAATCTATCAAATGAATTAGTCACATATTCTGTTGCTAACTCGACTAAATCTTTTGTGGTCATATTGTCAAGTTGTATCTCTACAAATTGTTCAATTAGTTCATCTCTTTGTGCATTTGTTAGGTTTTTCATTGTTAATCAACCTCCTGAATTGTGTCCCACACTTTAATATAACATGACAGCCAATCTTCTTGTTCTGATGTTAATTTAGTATGACAATCCATTGATTGAGTTTCACTTTCATAGAGTAAATCATCTGCTGAAATGAATGGTAAATCATGTAAATTACAGTAGTCTCGTAATACATTAGATAGGAAATCAATAGTGTTCATAATTAATTTTGATTGATAAATTGTGCTGGTGAATACTTAGATGTAAGTTTATACTTATAGTGATGAATATACTCTTTTATTTGATGACCAAACTCATCTCTGCTTATTATCATTTTCTTTTGCATATCACCTCTGAAAGATAATACTTTTAGGATACGATTGCTGATTAGTTTACCATCCCAACTTTTTACGGGATAGAAATCAACAACCATATTTCCGTCTTTGGATGTAATTTCCATAATAAAAACTTAGGTGTACGCTATAGGGACATTTTATAGGGCCAGCTATTACCAGTTTCTAGCAATATTAAAGTTTGCTCTACTAAAACCCTCACGATTAACGATCTTAAATGTACCAAACTCGTTATGATAAACATAGCCTTCGTGACCACATCTATCTTCTTCAATATAACATTCTAATTCATCACTTGTATTAATATAGTCAAACAATTCCTCTTTAATTGATACAACCAACTTCCACAATCTTAGAACATTAATGTCAACATCATTATCATAAGCTAGAGCATCTAATGTAAGATCATCGAGTTCAATATCCTCACGAATAATTGTATTCAATTGCTTTTTAATTGTTGCTACTTGTTTATCATTAGGAAAATCACATAAAGTTGCAATTTGTTTAGCAAAAGCTACTCTGTCTGATATACTATTATTAGGCAACATTGATGCACTAGGTCTAACAAATAGAACATCATCATTGCTAGTAAATATCATATTGGAGGCTGGATATGCAATAGCATCTCTCAGATCTTTCTCTGCTGTATAATAAGTATGTGGTGCAATTATGATCTTATTTGTTACTTTCTCTTGGAAATAGTAGGTGATTGTATTAGGCTTGTAACAATCATTGCCACCAAAACCGATAAAATCACCTTGGAAGATACCAGTTGTAGTAGGAAGATAGTCAAGGCAATTATGCAAAATAGTTGCCACTTCTCCTTGATGATTTTTGTCAATTTCTTCGTGGTCATGGTTAATTTTGATTAGTTTTTTGTTAAATACTGACTTAGTTCCTACAAAGAATCTGCCAGTAGCTGGATTAGTTCCCCAAACTATTGCAGGAGCTCCATCTATTTTTACTGATAGATATCCATCAGTAGTAAACCAGTCAAGTGCCTTTAGATCTCCATTTAAAATAGAATCTTCGGGATGTTCTAAATGTGTGTTCTTTGTCATAATAGCCATTATAAAATAAAAAAAGGGTAATAATACCCTTGGTGTGCAGTTAATTTACTGTCCTAGTGTGTAAGAACCGAGGACACATTCCCCGTATCTTACTTCAGCATATCCGTAATCTACGGATAGATCCAAACATAAACCCCAACAATCGTCTAAGTTGACAAATGAGGAATTCTCATAAGGTGCGGATGGACAATGAACTGAATATCTCATAATCAAATTTCTTAAGTACACTATAAGGACACTTTAGGGGGCCGCATTACATAAAAAATGGGGATATAAATCCCCAATGTAATAAATTTTAAGATATTACACCTGCTAACTTTAAACTTTCTTTGGTTAAAGCTTCCAATAATAGTAAAGGAAGAAGAGCAAGTGCGAAACCATCACGAGGGTAATCCTTGAATAGTTTCTCTAAGTTAAGGGTATCTTTTACGGGAGTTGATGTTACTTCAGTCACTTTAATTACCTCTTTCGGTGTAACTTTATTTACACGTTTTGGGGCAGTTGTTGTAACTTTCTTAACAGTTGCCCTTGATTCCTTAACAGTAGCTGGAGCAGATTTAGCAGTTTTGCGTGTTGCTGATGTGCGTCTGCGTGTTGCCATGTAGTTTGAAAATAAACAATAGAGTGAGGGAGTCAAATCCCAGATGTCTGACTACTACCGTTTCGAGTCCGTTCATAGCATGTAGTCTCAGGGATGGGCATTTGACTTGCCCCTCACCATAAGGACACTTTAAGGGGCCACTTTTTTACCTTTTGTCTTTCGGTGCTGAATAACATAATTTCTTGCAGATTTCTCATTTCTACAATACTTTATTATCTCACCATCATGCACTATTGCTAACTTTGTGGTACTATTCATAACTGGTACTGCATAATATCCATCATTAGTTGCAAATCCATGTTCACAATCTTTATAAAAACGTGCTATAGCTTTTAATTCTTTTTTATCCATTAATTTAATCTTTTCTCTATTAGTTTACCATAATTTTCATGTATTTCACACCCTATGTAATGTCTATCAAGAGAATTAGCCACCATTGCTGTTGTTCCTGATCCCATAAATGGGTCGAGAATAGTATCACCTACCTCACTACCAGCTTTAATACATGGTATTATTAAATCGGGTGGAAATACTGCAAAATGAGCACCTTTATAGGGTTTATTTGTTATACTCCAAACAGATCTTTTATTCTTTGTTGGATATGATTTAGTGAGTCCAGAATGAGGTTGTAATCCTGTGCCTTTATTATGATATTTGCCATTAGTTCTATCTCTAG